CCTGGGGATCGAGCCGGTCGTCGGCGCCGGAAGCGGCATGGCAACCCTGGTTCGTAGCTGATGGCCACCGACTTCGCCCCCTACGCCAACCTGCGGTTGCTGTGGCAGCCTCCGGGGACGATTACCAACTTCCGTGCTGGGGTGCCTGCTGCTGGACCTGCGTTGGTGGTCGAGGCCTTCGCTAAGAGCCAGGGCCGCAGCGAGCAGGACTTGCCGGGGGTGAAGGCTGGCTCGCTGATCCTGGAGGGCTACCTGACCCGCTGGGCGTTACTGGGCTCCGCAAGCTGGCTTGTGGCCGGTGCCTCGCTGAGCTGGGATGAGACGGGCTACAGGCCCGCTGGGATGCTGCCAGGCGCCACCGGGCAGGCGGTACTCACCGACCTCACTGTGCTGCCCACGTTGGCCGATGGTGCCGAGCAAGGGCAACTGAGGATCCTGGAGCTGAGCCAGCCCTTCGGGGTCGGCGGGATCGGGATCGAGCTACGCGAGGCCCTGGGGGACAAGTTCAGGGCGGCCCTGTCCACCGCGATCTGAGCCATGAGCATCCGGGTGGAAACCACGGTGAGCGGCCCCGGTCCTGGGGAGCTAAGCGGGGCGATGCAGGCGGTCATCAAGACCACCTTCGCCGAGCTGTTCGGGCGGTATCAGGCATCGTTCAACCCCTCGGCATGGAACTGGCCACGAGAGACTGAGCGCCGGGTGGGCAAGGTCGGGAGCCCCCGCAACATCGTAGACACCGGCAGCCTGCGGCAAAGCGGCACCTACACCTTGCCTGATGCCTTTTCGATGGAGGCTCGCTGGAGCGCCAACTACGCCACCGCCGTGCATGAGGGGGCCCGCCTCCGCAATGGCACCATCCTCCCGGCCAGGCCTTGGACTGATGCCGTGAGGGGCACGGTGCAGGCACCAGGCATCACGCCGTATCCGCTGGGCGAAAGGCTGCGCCTGCGTATCCAGCGAGGGATTGCAGGGCTGTAAGCCGGAAAGCTAAGCCGTTCGGTCAGGCTGACCCGTGCCCCTTCCCTTTGTCACCGCGCCAGAGATCAAGGTCGAACAGGTGGGGGATGAGGCCGTAGGCATCCTGCAGTTCCCGGTGTTCAATTCCCTGCTGGCTGGGGAGAGAATGTTGCTTGATGAGATCGACTACCAAAGCACCGTCAACGAGCAGACCCACCGGCTGGCCAGTGTCATCCGCGAGATGGACAACCTTCCCGAGGCCACGGCAAACCTTGTGGCCGCTCGCCTGATGGCCAAGCACATCGGGATCCCCGTGGTACTGGAGCCCCTAGAGGACACCATCCGGCAACGGGAGCATCGCCTGATCCGCGAGATCGACAACCGCCTGTCGGCCCAGAACGAGGCCCAGGTAACCCGCCTCGTCACCGCTGCGATCCGCTATCGACTGGGCAAGGTGGACCCCTCCTGCGCAGCCTGGAGCGACGAGGACACCCGCAATCTCACCGAGGGGCTGCGATCCGCCATCTACGCCTTTATGCTGCGCGAGCAACGCGGGGGGGGCGCACCGACCGACCCTGAGGCTGCGCTGCAACTGATGGCCGACAGCCTGGGAAAGCCCAACCTGCCCCTATCGATTGGGGCTCCATCTTCTGGCGCCTGCACGATCTCTGGCCCCACAGCCCAGAGTTCACCCGCGAGCGATTCGCCTGGTGCCCTGAAACCTTCATCTGGGAAGCGCTTGACCAAGGCAGCCGCCTCCTGAGGGAACGGCTGCACGCTGCAGAGCGGCCGATCGCCAACCTCCACGCCTGGTACGCCACTAACCACCGGGACACCGAGAAGCGCCGCGAGGCCTTCACGCTGGAGGAGTTCTGCTGGTTCCTACCGCCAAAGGATCAGGACGAGGCCAAGGGGCCCCCTGCTACTGCCGGTGCGGCAATGCTGGCCCTCTGCGAGCTACGTCAGGTGCCAGGGTTCGCCATGGCCTTCTACGACGCCCTGGCCACCGCCGGGGAAGGGACTCCCCCGCCTCCGCTGCTGGCCCTACTGGCAGACGATGCCCTGCTGCTCGCCCCGGTGGAGCATCAGGACGGCTGGCGGGGCCTGCTGCTGGCGGAGGACACAGCAGCGGGGCAAGAGCGCACTTTCAGGCTGGCGGATGATCCGCAGCGGCTGGTGACCCTGCTGGTGCCGATCGCTCCCGATGCTGCAGCGCCAGCATGGGCGGCGGCAGATTCATGGCTGCCCATCGCTCAATCTCCCGGTAGCAGTGCTCCACCGCCTGCGCTGCTGCCTGAATCGTTGTGAAGTAACCCAGGCTCCAGCGCCGACCCGCCCACCACACGCGGGCCTGATACGGGCGCCGTGCGTTATGGGGGCAGTGGGAAACGCCGCGAGGGTAGGAAGCCATACCAGAGCTTTCCCGGCTAAGCCGCTGGCAGGGCTTAAGCCACGGGGAAACCTGCGAGGTAACGCACCGGCAGCGCCGGAACGATCATGCCCCAAACGTGGGAACAGGCTTACGGCTTCCGGTTCTATTTCACCCCGATGAAGTCGGCCTCGGTGGATCTGACCCAGGTTGCTCTTGGTGGTCTCGGCACCGGCAAGTTCATTGACCCCTCCACGCTGCAAAGCTCCACCGCCACGGTGATCACTGCCGGGACCGGTGACACTTTCGCGCTGGGCGTCGGCACCAAGACGATCACCAATGCCGCCCTGGCCTCCAACGTGGTCACCCTTACCTTTGCCGCTGCCCATGGCATCACGGTAGGTAAGCGCATCGCCGTGAAGGATCTGCCCTCCCCGTTCACCAGCCTCAACGGCAGCTTTGTGGTGGCCTCGGTCACCACTTCTAGCCCCTTCACGTTGACCTATGCCCTCACCGGCACCAACGTCACCTCTGCCGCCGTCTCGGCTGGTGTGGTGGCCCCGGCCCTGCTGCTCGATGGCACCGATGCGCCGTTCCGCCTCCTGGGGCTGAGCAACATTCAGCCCAGCAACAGCACCAGCAAGGAATCGGTCATCATCTACGACGACGAGGCTGGCAGCTACGACACCCCGATTGCAACCCGGCGTGAAAAGAGCTGGAGCCTGGAAGGTGCGATGAACTACAGCGACACCGCTTGGCGTGCCATGCGGTTCTCCGAGGAGTTCAACGTGACCGAGAAGCTGATGTGCAAGTATGCGGTCATTGGCCCAAACAACGGTAAACAGGTGGAGTACGGCTTCGGGTTCTTTGAGAACTACCAGCCGGACCAGGCAGCCGGTGGTGTGATCAAGTTCAAGGTCGGCCTGTCGGGTTACGGCAAGGTCGGCCTCGATCTGCTCTGATTCCGTTACTGGGATCCCAGTAACGCCTCAAGCGTCCCGTAACGAGACAGGCCCCGGTACTGCCGGGGCTTTTTCATGCTTCGGTGCCAAGCGTCTGACTGACACGCTCCAGACGCTTGGCCCAGGTGTCGCCACCTTCGCGGCCCTTGCAGGGGTTAATGCAGGCCGGATCGTTCACCATGTTGCACACCAGGCCCGCCAGATCAAGCTCAGACGCCTTCTTGCCTGTCCCTGACCAGTACAACTGCCCACATAGCCATCGGGCGCCGCAGCGGCTGCAGGAGCGGGCTTCCATGGCAATCGGTGACGATGGTTGCGGGAGGTTTCCGGGAAAGCTGAGGCATGGCGCTACCTACGACCGCACAGGAGCTGTACGACCTGCTTGTGGGCGATGCGGTGGTGGCAGCAGGCCTCGGCACCTACACGCCTCGCGGGGGTACGACGATCCCTGCCATCGCGGTGGTCCGCCGCAATGAAGCCCTACCCGAGGGGGTGGCCGTGGCTGGCCTAGAGGTGGTGATCCTCAACAACCCCGACTACAGCCCCAATGCCCTCCTGACCGGGGAGACGAGCCTGAATCCACAGTTTCGGCTCTACATCAGCGAGTGGTCACCAGCAAGCGGGATGCTGGCCCTTCAGGGGCTGACCCAGCGGATCATTGCCCTCCTGCCGGGGTGTCGTGCGGTGCCGATCGGTGGGGATGCGCCGGGGCAGGGCCTCGGGGTGCTGGATCAGTACGCCCTGTCGTGGACCAACCCGACCCAGTACGTCGTAACACCAGAGGTTTGAAACCATGGCAGGTAATGAGTGGGTCATTAAGGTTTCAGCCGATGTAAAGGAGGTGCTCGACGCCTCGCGCAAGATCGGGCAGGCGGGCAAGACGGCTGGGCAGGAGTTCAAGCAAGGGTTTGGCGGCAACGAGCAGACGATCAGCGGGCTGCGCGGGCGGTTGTCGGAGCTAAACCAAACCCTGGAGAAAACGGCGATCGGTTCGCGGGAGTTCAAACAGGCGCAGCGGGAGCTGGCTGCTGCTCAACGCGATGTGGATAAGGCGCTGGGGCAGACCAGCGTGGCTGCCAAGGCCCTAAGCGGGATCCTTGGCCAGCTAGGAGCCCTTGGTGTTGGCTTTTCGGTGGTGGGGTTCCTGAAGGGCTCTGTCGAAAAAGCGATGGAGCTGGAAACGATCACCCGCAAGCTCAGTAACACTCTTGGCCCGCAAGGTGCATCAGGTGCGCTCGGCTTTGCCCGCGAAACTGCCGACACGCTCGGCTTATCGTTCAAGGATCTGGCTAACAACTTCGGAAGTTTCACGGCAGCAGCAACGGCAGCCGGTGTGCCTCTGAAGCAGCAGAAGGACCTATTTGCGGCTGTGGCCAAGTCTGGCCAGGCGCTGGGCCTCTCCAACGATGAGATCAGCGGCAGCCTCCTGGCACTGCAGCAGGTGGCCTCTAAGGGCACCGTGGCCATGGAAGAGCTGCGCGGGCAACTGGGGGAACGGCTGCCGATCGCCCTGGC